GTTTCGGCATACTAGTTAACGAACACGGCATAGAGAACCTCCGCGCACTTATGGAGGGGTTACGTAATGGGTAGATACAATAAAGGTCATAGGTATTTAGAACTTAAAGCATATTTGACCGACAACCCAACTGTGATGGGGTGGAGTGTTCCCGAACTATCTAAGAAGTTAAATATGCACCCCCCAAGTATTAGGAACCTACTAAAGAGAATGGTAGAAGATAATTTTTTAGAGCGGGTTAACAAAAAAGATGCGAAGAAAGGGGAAGCTAAAATAAAGTTCTATATAAAAAATGTACATAACCCACGTGTAAGTGGTATGTCAAATAAAATAGACGTGCATAATATATTCGCAAAACCAACAAAAACTCATTGTGGGGGCAGGGGTTAGCACACAAGTAGCCACACATATAAAAGGAAACAATGGAGATACTAACAATAGATTTTGAGACGTATTACGATAAGAAATTTTCGTTATCTAAACTTACGACAGAGGAGTATATACGAGATGAAAGATTTGAAGTCATTGGGTTTTGTGTCAAACAAGGAGACGGAGAAGAAAAGTGGTATGCAGGAGACGTTACCTATCTACAAAGAGTTCTCTTGTCATATAACTGGAAAGAAAGTTTTTGCCTCGCTCATAACACTATGTTTGATGCCGCTATCCTTTCTTGGAAATTTAATATTCGCCCTTTCGGGTGGCTTGACACTCTTAGCATGGCAAGGGCTTTGCATGGTACAGAAGTGGGAGGAAGCCTTAAAAGACTTTCCGAGTATTACGAAATCGGAGAAAAAGGAACCGAAGTCCTCGAAGCTATAGAAAAGAGACGTGTTAATTTTACTGATGAGGAATTACAGGCTTACGGAGAATACTGTAAAAATGATGTTGTGCTCACGAAAAAGCTATACGACATAATGGTAGGTTCTGGTTTTCCAAAGGTCGAGTTACAGTTGATAGACGCTACAATAAAAATGTATGCACAACCAGTTCTCAAGCTAAACCTACCCTTTTTAGAAAACAATCTTGAAGATGTTAAGTTGGAAAAAGAAAAGTTAGTAAGCAAGGCTAATGCAGATAGAGATACTTTGATGTCTAACCCTAAGTTTGCAGAAAAACTAATTTCGCTGGGGGTTGAACCGCCAATGAAAATAAGTCTTAGGACAGGCAAGAAAACCTTTGCTTTCTCTAAAACTGACGAGGGGTTTAAGAAATTACAGGAGCATGAATTGCCAGAAGTACAGGCTTTAGTGGCTGCGAGACTTGGAACTAAGTCAACTTTAGAGGAAACAAGGACCCAGAGGTTTATTGAGATAGGTGGGAGGGGCAGCCTTCCAGTCCCATTAAAATATTATGCGGTTCATACAGGCAGATGGGGTGGCTCTGACAACCTAAACCTGCAGAATATTCCCAGGAACTCTGTGTTAAAGAAAGCTATGGAAGCCCCTAAAGGTCATGTAATAGTAAACTCGGATTCTTCACAAATAGAAGCTAGAGTATTAGCTTGGCTATCAGGACAACAGGATTTGGTAGATGCGTTTGCAAATGGGGATGATGTATATAAGATAATGGCTTCTAAAATATACAACAGGCCAGTAGAGGATATAACAAGTGAGCAAAGGTTCGTAGGCAAGACTACAATATTGGGTTGTGGTTATGGTATGGGGGCTACTAGGTTTAGTATTCAACTTAAATCTTTTAACAAAACATTAAGTGTATCGGAATGTAAAGGTATTATCCAAACCTATAGAAAATCGTATGCACACATACCTAAATTTTGGCAAAAAGCTCAAACAAGTTTAGATGCTATAGTTAAAGGTAAAATGTTTGATGTATCTAATCAAAAAGAAGCTGTTAGGGTAGTGCCTTTTATAGGATTCTTACTACCTAATAAACTAACTTTAAAATACCCACAATTACAAAAAGATATAGACGCCGCTACTGGAGATATAGCGTATTCGTATGTTAGTAAGAAAGACCGTATAAACATATATGGTGGGAAAGTAGTTGAGAACATATGTCAGGCAGTTGCTAGGTGCATAATCGGGCAACAAATGCTACGGGTTGCTAAGAAATATAAGGTAGTTTTGACCGTACATGATGCAGTTGCTTGTGTGGTTAAGGATGAAGATTCAGCCCAAGCAGTTGAATATATTAACGAGTGTATGACTTGGAGACCTAGTTGGTGTCCTGATCTACCTCTTAACTGTGAAACATATTATGGAAAGTCTTATGGTTAAGTGGTCTTATTCTTCATTAGCTTTGTTTCAACAATGCCCTAGAAAATACCACAGGTTAAGAGTTGTTGGGGATATAAAGCAAGAAACGTCAGAAGCTATGATGTACGGTACGGATGTACATGCGGCCGCAGAAGTTTATATAAGAGACGAAAAACCATTACCTAAGAAGTTTGAACAGTTTCAAGAGCATTTAGATATATTTAAAAACATAGAGGGTGTTAATTATTGTGAATATAAAATGGGGTTAACTAGGGAATTAGAACCTTGTAAGTTTGGTAGCTCAAAGGCTTGGTGGAGGGGTATCGCAGATTTAATAATAACTTATCAAGAAGATAGCGCATACGTTATAGATTACAAGACTGGAAAAAGCGCAAGATACGCTGATATTAAACAGTTAGCCATACTTAGTTTAGCTACATTTAAACATTTCCCAGAAGTAAATTATATAAAAGCAGGATTAGTTTTTTTGGTGTCTGGAGATTTAGTAAAAACTGAATATGTAAGATCGCAGGTTGAAGATATATGGGGTAAGTTTAGTTTTGATGTAAGTAGATTAGAGAAAGCGTATGAGTTTGATGTTTGGAACCCCAAACAAAATTTTACATGTCGTAGGTATTGTCCTGTTGTAGATTGCGAACATAACGGTAGAGGTATGTATGAGTGATATGGTAAACAGCCCTAAGCATTACACAGAAGGCGGTATAGAAACCATAGATTTCATAGAAGCAAAACTTACAGGGTATGGGTTTAGAGCGTACCTGAGAGGAAATGTAATTAAATACATAAGCAGAGCAGGTAGTAAAGGCGATAGATTAGAAGACTTGAAAAAAGCACAGTGGTATTTAAACAAGTTAATAGAAAGCGAGGAAGGTAAGTGACACACATACTATCATTCATGTTTGGCGCACTACTTATATTTTGTTTCATGGAAATAAACACTAAACAATTGAAAGACCATTTCCAATACGCTTATCAAGTAGGGCGTGATGATGGATACACATTAGGTAAAGCTGAACACGAACTTTCGCATGAACAGATGGTTTATGAATGTGAGCGACTCCACTGGGAAATGCTTGATGGGAAAGCAAGATAATGGAATTAAACAAATGGTGCCAAGCCTGTCAGCAATATAAGAAGCCTAGCCTAGGTAAAATTATTGTTCGAGGTAGAAATAAGCGTTTTCAATGCAACAGTTGTATTCAACGTACCTCCCAATCTTATCTAAAAAGAAAGAGTGCATAATGACCAAACTAATTAAAATGGATGGGTTAGACAAAGCCCTGATTGGTCGTTCATGTATATGGGATAGTACAGGCAGACAAGAAGATCGGCTTGTATATTCGGGAGAAAAGATAGTTGCCATACTCATTGCACGAGATGGTATGACAGCAGACGAAGCTCTTGAATATATTGAGTTCGATATTGAGGGGGCATATGTTGGAGAGCAAACCCCAATAGTTATGTGGTCAGAATTTATTGAAGAGTTAAAAGAAGAGTACGGCATGGAGCAAGATGACTGAGCCGCGAATCTATTGCAAAACTTGCAATGAATTTAAACCAGTTGGTTACTATGGTGGGCGTAATAAAAGTGGTTGGCTATGTAAAAATTGTCACAACAAAGAAAAGGACAAAGTAGATGAACGACAAAATCGCAGGGAAGTTTAAAGATATGTTAACGCCATACGACAAAGCAGAACTTAAAGATGCTGATGAGAAACTAACTGCTGCTGCCGAACAGGTTGCTTTAGATTTGGGAGATGGTTTTGGTATATCCGAAAAAGAACACGTAGGCTTAAACATATCACCTATAACACAACCAAAAGTTAAATCTATTCTGGTTGCCACGCACATGTATGGTGGTATGTGTACAGGTCATTACACTATTGCGTTGATGAACTCTATCAATACACTTAAAGGTTTACAGGTAGAGACTTTGTTAGCAAGTTTAATGAATGAGTCTTTAATACCTCGTGCAAGAAATGAGTTAGTTAGATTATTTCTAAACGAAACGCAATGTTCTCACATAAT